AGAGAACTTAATTTTATGTCTAAAGGAAAGAAGGGTTATTCTGATTTAGGTGTTGCTTCTGAAAAATTTGAAACAGATTTAAAAAGTTTATGGGAGCAATTAGAAGCTAATACAATTAGTGCAAGTCAATTTGACAAAGAACTTGATAACTTAAAACTTGCAGAGAATGTAGGACAAGCTATGGGTTTTGCCATGGGTGAAGCAGATCAACAATTTAAAGCTGTTGGTGCTATGGCAGGCAACGCAGTTGGTGGGATGTTGAAAAAAGTTTTACCTCCTCACTTACAAATAATAGCTGAGCTTATTGAACAAATATTTATAAAAGCGTTTGAGCAATTAGATAAATTAAACAAACAATTAATAACAACTTTAAGAACAACTGGCGGAGTTGTTAATTCAACTATGTTAGGATTTGACGAGTTTGGTAATTCAATGAAGTCGGGGGTAGGTTCTTTAGAAACACAAGCAATTGCTGCTAATATATCCGCTCAAGAATTTGGTCAATCTATTACTAATTTATTTAAAGATGGCTTTGGGCAAGTAGCTGGGTTAAAAACCAATTTAAGAGATTCAGCAGATGAATTAGCTCATTATGGAGTTGAAGCTGCTAGAATGAATAAATTATATGGAGCTGATATATCTGGTTCTGTTAGAAATTTAATGATGAATTTCGGAACAGGTATGAAAGACTCTACTAATTTAGTTAAAGAGAATATAGATTATGCTAGAAAAGCCGGGTTAAATGTTCAAGAAGTTGTTAAAAATTTAGAAGCAGCTACAGCATTAGCTGGAAAGTTTTATTTTGAATCTACAACTCAATTAACAAAATTAACTTTTATAGCTTCTACTTTAGGTGTATCAGTTAACGCTCTTACTGATAATGTTATCAAAATGAACGGTATTACTGATTTATTTAAGAAACAACAAGAGATGGCTGCTTTAGAATTAGGCAATGTTGCTAGTAGTTTAGCTAAAGTATATGCTTTAAGGGCTCAAGGAAAAGGTGGAGAAGCAACAGAAGTTATGATGGCGTCATTAGCTAAAGACTTAATGAGTAAAGGTATGATTAATAAAGGACAAGTAACTCAACAAGGAATAGCTACAATGAATGCTGCTGGCATAGATCAAGAAGTAATTCAAGGTTTGTCTCGTATGGCAAGACAGGCAGAGGAAACTGGAATATCAATGCAAAAAATGTTGAATCCAGAAATGATGACAAAAGCTGAACAAAGGAAACTAGAAGCTGCTGAAAAAAATAATAGAACAATTGAAGAGCAGATGAAAATGACCTTTGGCGGATTAAAACAAGCTATTATTGATCCAATAGCTAAGACTTGGGGCCCTCTGTTAAAATCTATATTATCTGGATTAGAACCTATCATTGGAGTTATATCTACTATTATTAGTACTATTCAGATGATTGGCGAGCCTTTTTTTCAAATTTTTCAATCTCTTCAAGAGCAAACCTCTGCTATTTTTAAAGATATATTTGAACCTATGAAAAGAATGTTTGAGTCTGTGCAAAATGCTATAAGACCTGTAATAGATATTTTTAAACAAATTATTGATGTGGTAATTAAATTTTTAGCTGTTCCTTTAAGAATTGTTGGTAAGGTAATAGGTTTCTTTTTCGATGTAATATCTAAAATTGTAAGTACAATAAGTGATGCTTTAAAACCTGCTTTTGATTGGTTAAGTGAAGCGTTTACTGGTTTAAGTGAAGGAATAGATGCTTTTCTTGATGTTGTAGACGATGTCTTAGGATGGCTGTTAGATGCTGTAGGATGGTTGATTAATGGTGTTTTTAAAGTTTTAGGTTGGACAATAAAATATTTAATTATAGAACCTTTTAAAGCTTTATGGACTGTGTTAAAAAGTGTTGGAGAGTTTATTTGGGAAGGGTTTATGGAACCAATTGTAGATGGATTTAAATCTCTTATTGATTTTTTTCAACCTGTTTGGGATGTCTTAGCTGATTTATTTGCACCTTTAGTTTGGTTATGGGATTTAATAAGTAGTTGGTTTGGCGGTGATAAAGATAAAAATGATGAAGATGCTACTTTAACTCCTGCAATGGTAGAAGAAATGTTTGGTAAAGCTACAGAGGAAAATGTTAACGCTCAAACACAAAATATAAAACCAGAAGTTCAAACTTATCTTCAAGAATATAAAACAAGAGCTTCTGATGAACAAGCAAAAGAAAATGAAAGATTAATGAAACCAACATTTAGTCCAGTTACAAATGTTGTTGTCAATACAAAAGTTGATCCTTTATTAGGTAGTTCTAATTCAGTTAAAAAACCAACATAATGGATTTTCTACAAATAGGAACAGATATGACATATGATTTCGCAAGTGCTAAAGCTTGGGAAACATATAATAAACAAACTACTGCTTTAAGAGAATCTTTATTAGGTAATAAAGTAAATTATGAAGGCGGCGCAACTACAGATGCAGATACTAAAAAGTTTTATGAAAAGGTTCTTGTATATTCTACAGCATTAAAGGTTATTGGTGTTGGAGTTAAAACAATATTAGATAAGCTTAATGATAAAACTTATGAAAAACAAGCAACCGAAACTGAAGCTGTAATAAAAAGTCAAGAAATTGACGCTGGTGTTATAGAAGGTAATATTGAAGATTATTATAAAATAGATGTTCCTGCAAGAAAAGCTCAATTAGAAGAATATAAATATAAAACTTCATTTGGAGATAAAAATCTTACTAATGCTGAATTAGAAGAAAAGAATAAAAAATTATGGGAAAATAACAACAAACCAGATGAAATAAGCAAAGAGTTAAAAGATTCTGGGTTTGAATCTAATGAACAAACATTTCCTAAACCTGGAGAAGAATTAACTTCTCATAATACTGAAAATGGTATTAAGTTTGTTAATAGAGCTTCTTTTGAAGTATTTGATAAAGGTAAAAAAGAAATAATTTATAAAGGATGGACAAAATTTGGCCAACCTGATCCAGATAAATATTCTACTCCTTCCAATCCAATGTCTGAAAAAGTTGGAAGAATGTTAGAAGAATATAGAAGAACAGTCCCTGGAAGTTATAAATTCTTCATAGAAAAACTTCATGGTAAAAGTGTAGATGGAAATTTCTTTTCTAAAAACCCCATTACAATAGGAAAAACTAGACAAGATTATCCTAATAGAATGGTTTTCCCTGCTTATATTATGGCCTTTAATGATAGTTATCAAGCAGCTTGGAGTGATTATAGTTTTATTGGCAGAGGAGAAAAGGTTTGGATATATCAAAATACAGGAAGAGAATTAACTGTTGAATTTTATATGGTTTCAGATTTCTCAGTTGATTTATTATTAATGGCTATGGAAGAAGCAAAAATTAATAACAATCCTGTTATTAAAGCTACAGCTGATAGTAAATTAAATGTTAAGAATCTTAATCTAAATGCTAATACTTTTTCATCAGCTAAAGATTTAATTAAAAACATTAAAGGTGTTATAAGTCCAGAAGAATCTTTAGCAGAAATTAAAAGATTGTTGCCTGATTGGGGAACAGGTTCTTACCCTGATCCTTCTGTAATTAAAGGCGATAATGCTGGATTTGTTCCGGGAATGATATCAGGAACACCGGAAATGATGTGGGCTAGGTTAACATTTTTAGCTCAATGTATTTATCCTTGGTATAGAAAAGATGGAAAGTTAAAGGAACAACCTTTTATAAGAATAAGAATTGGTGATTTTATTGACGCTGTTGCTAAAATAAATGGATTAACTTTAAATGAATATAATGAGTTTGATATTGATTTAAATCCTTCAGTTGTTGGAGCTATTCCAATGGGTGTAAGGGTTGTATTGAATATGACAATTGTTCATGAAGATGAACCTAATTCTAATTATACAAGATTCTATTGGAGAAGAGATTTTGATAATGCTGAAAGTAATTATGTTCCAGATTGTTTTAGTGAAACATCTAAAACATTAGATTTTTCTTTAGACAATCAAACTCCTGGTTCTGAAAGTTCAACGAGTGGTTCCGAAGGTCTTTCTACTCCCAATAGTGGCCTTTCTAAAGTACAAATAGCTGCTCAAGAAGAATTAAAATCTTTCAAGAGTTCATTAAAAGGATTAAACAATATAGGATCTAGTTCTGTAGCCTCTGTTGCTAAAACTAACATTGTTAAAAAAGCTTTATTATCTGCTAAAAGACTTTTAGATACTAAAACGCAAAATAAATCTTCTCTATTAACTAACATTAATGAAGAACAAATTATTTCAGCTTCTGATGCTGGTTTTAGTAAAATTAAAATAAAAAAGACAGAAGGAGTTCCTGAAGATTCTGAATTGTCACCTCCTAGAAAGAAATTATTTAGCTAATTAAGATATTTCTTAAATGTTTAACATTTTTAGCAATTAAATTCATTTGTTTTGAATTTAATTTAATATCTAAGTTTTCAGCTAATTTATCTTTTGGTTTTGGAATGTTAAGTAAATCTTTATAAGTTAAATCAATATCATTCCATCCATAAATAATTGGAGCGGAAGTATCAATTGAAAATATATTATTTTTAATACTATTATTATAATAAAAATATTCAACAGGAGTAATACAACCTAACAAATGAATTTTCTTAGGTAAATTACAATTAAACAACCTGGCTAATTTATCAACAATTTCAACCCTATGTAATTTATATCTTGCTTCAATATTTACTGAGTATGGATGTGAAGTACTCCAATCAGTAAAAGATAAAGTATTTAAAGGAAACGCAATTATATCTATTTGAGGAATGGTACAATAGAATTGATACATTTGTAAAATCTCTTCAAATTTTTTACCATGCACTACGCCAATAAATTTAGGAGTAGAAACCTTACCATAATCTAAAAGATAACGCATAGTTTGTTCCATAGTCACCTCTTTGTTATGAGATTTGTCGGGTAATATTAAATGAGTTGGTTTATATTCCTCACCTAATTTATATAAAATATTATAATCAATTGAATCGCCTAATTCAAATAAAGAATTATCAAGAATAGAATAAGGCGATTCTTTTAATTTCTCTCTGTAAAAATCAGCATACTCTTTATCATAATGTTCTGTTCCTTCCATCAATAAATGCGCCAAGATATAGGGATAATCATTAAGAAAGTCATGAATTGGAAACAATTGTTTCGGCATTTCATGTGAAATAAGAATCATAAAAAATAGTTTTTAGTTTATAAAATAAATTTAATAAATTTATTTTATTTTATTGAAGATTCTTCTTTTGTTTTCTAATCACCCAAGCTTCTTTCATTCTCTTTTTCGTTTCTTCAGACATGTTTTGTTTAGATAACGACATTTTCTTTTTAGTCTCTTCAGAAACTATCCTTCCCTTATGAGCTAACCGCATTTTCCTTTTGGTTTCTTCAGAATGTTTTTTACCTTTCATATTGTGATTTCCTTTATGAGCTAAAGACATTTTAGCTTTTGTTTCTTGAGAATGAAAAAGTTTATGCGTTTTTAGTTTATATCCTCTCTTTCCAGAATTCCAATTTGGTTTCCCTTTTCTAGCATTATTTAATGATTTTTTTAATCTAGTTTCATCACTATCTTTTCTTAGTTTTAATATTTCTCTTCTAAGAATTTTAGCTTCTTGATAAGCTCGCGAAGAAGGAATATGTCTTTTTTGTCCTTTACTTTTTGCATTACACATAAACCAGAAAGCATAAACTAATTTTTTGTTTTTAGAATAAATTCTGCATAACAACCAATGGCAAATAAAATGTTCTCTTGCTGTAAGTTTTACGATATTGGATTTTTCATTAGTTCCATCCATACACAAAGGAACAATGTGATGTTTTTCCTTATAACCTTCTAAATTTCGATTTTGCGCACGCAAAATTATTTTATTGTATATTTCTAAATAATTCATTTATACTTTTAATATAAATATACTTATTTATAAGATATTTGTATTTTTTCATGGGAGATCAAAATTTTATTCATTTTATTTAGTTGTTTAAAATTATAACTTCTGCTTCAGGACGATAAACATCTTTAATTATACATTTATTATCTTCTGTAACCATTTCTTTAGAATTAGGTTCGTGTCCTTCTTCCAAGAATAAGCCTCTTATTACAATATTTCTTCCTTGAGGGAGTGTATATTCCTTTAAATTATCTAAATCATCAACTAAATTTAATAATATAGTTTTAATTTGTTCTTTATTACTATCTACAGGAACTGATATTGTAATTATCTTTTCAGATTCAAAAGTATGTGGGTTTATTAACGAGGGAATAAAACCAATATTGTTTTTTACTTGATCTAATGGTCGATTATAAATCCCAGGTGATAGACCTATATAATATAAATAACAAGTTCCTTTATATTTAGTATCTTTCATAAATTTATGTACAAAAGCGTGCACATTAAAAGTTGAATTATCTTTATTTTTAAATTCTCCATTAGGAGCATCCATAATAATGAGTTCATCAACATTCTTAAACTCATCACATTGCAAGAGTTGATTTTTTATAAGTTTAAGATCTTCTGGTTTTAATTGATATTCTTTAGAAATATCATTTTCAAAAATTGTTTGCAATAATTCTTTTAGTTTCATTTTATTTAGTTTTAGTTAATTTAATTTATATAAATCTAACACAATAATAGCATCATGAATTCTTTCAAATAATTTAGAATCACTTAAACTTGTTATTGTATAATCAGATTTATTATTTTCGTTATATTGTGTTTCAACTTTAATACAAACTTTTGATGTTTTAAATTCATTAAAACTATCAATAACTTCCGGACTATCATCTATTATAATATCGCAATTATCTTGTTTGTCTTGCATTCTTTCAACAAAGATGACATTAGGTATCAGTTCTAATATTCCATAGCGATTAAGCCAATCTAAAGTAGAAATAACAGCTGTTATATCTGATTGACGGGTTATAATATTAAAATTTAACTCATCATCAAAAATATCTACAACAGCCTTTATATTATTATAAACATTTTCATAAGGCAGAGCTTGACTAAATATTTCCGGGTTTCTAAACTTAAACCAATTATTGGAATATTTTTCAATTACTTCTTGTGTTATTAATTCTTCATCTATTCCAACATCAATTAAAATTTCTTTCCAAGGATAACCATAATACCAATCCCAGCGAGTAATTTCTGTTATTGCATCTTTATATTTAGGAAAATCTAATTGAAATTGTTTATTGAAAGATGATGTAAAATCTCTCATTACGCCATCGATATCAAAAGCTAAAGTATAACGTTTATTATTCTCCATTTACGGTTTTTAAAACTAAAGCAACTCTTTCCCCTACAGTTCCTTTTAAAGTAACATAAGTTATATTATTTTCTTTAAAAAACTTCCTAATATAATAATCAATTTCAAATTGATGTGTTTCGCTATTTAACCTAAGCTCATTATTTTCTACATTTAAAGGAAATTCTATTGGTGTATAAAAATAATAAACTTTTTCCTCTGAATTTAAAAGCTTAGTAAAGGTTGAAACATTATTAAGTAATACTTTTAAATTATTTTTAATTTCTTTATCTTTAACCTCTTTAAGAGAACTTGTAAGATAAGCGAAACTATCAGCAAAACCTCTACTACTTATAAAATTACTTTCATTAACATAAACATTAGAACAGAATAAAAATATTCTATTTTGGAAGTTAAGATAATTTTCATGTTCTACAAGTTGCTCGTTTCTGGTTTTTAAAAAGAGCTTACTATAACTATCATATTTTTTTAACTCAGGTAATAAGCCATTAACTGAAATATGTTTAATAATTGAACTTTTACCTGTTCCTTGCGCTCCTGATAAGAAAATCTTCATATTATGAATTTTACATAAATTTAAGAATTATTTACTCAACTTTCTAATTTTAACGATAAAATCTATTCCAAACCTCTACCGTTTCACGATCTTCTTCTCCTCGACAAAGTAGCGGATTATCCAAGTTTTTCTCTATCTCTTTGATTTTCACTTTCCAAATATCCTCCGGATTGTTAAAAAAAACATCTTTTGTATTTCTAAAAGTTCTCAAAGACATCCATTTTCTCAAACATGGCTTACAAACGCCGCAAGGTTGTCCATTTTCTGTTGGAGAATAACAACTAAAAGATTTATATATTAAATCTTTTATATCAAACCCTTTGTTTAAGTATTCTTCTATTATTTGCTTTTTTGTATGATTTTTAAAAGGAAGTAAAATCTCTATTTCCCTTCCGTCACACCACCAAGATTCTTTATATATATGTTGTAATAGTGTTTGAGAATATTGAGAGAAAGGAATATCTTTATCAGAACTTCTGTCTCCAGATAAAGCTCCCATGGTTATTTTATCTCCATAATAAGTAGCTATTATTATAAAGAATAAATTTCTAGCAGGAACTATAAAATTAGTCGAATGTTCCATATCACCTAAATTTAACCTCGAGTCAATAACTAAATTAGGAATGTTCTGTTGTTTGATAATTTCTAATTCTGTTTTAGAATATCTACTATTAATATCAATATATAGTAGAGTATCAAAATCTTTTAATTTAGAAATGATATAACTATCCATTCCTCCGCTATATAAAAGTACGGTTTTGTTATTTTTTTTGTTATAAAGTTGCTCCATATTTTTTAAATTTTTGAAATTATTTTTTCTAATTCCTCTTTAACAGATTTACCTCCATAAATAACATTATAAACACTGTCGCAAATGGGAGTGTTTATTAGTTTTCTATGTAAAGTCTTTATAGCATATACTCCCTCTGGTATAGATGATTCATTTATAAATTCATTTTTAAAACTTCCCTCCAACCCTGTCTTCTTTCCTAATATAAAATTTCGACTTAATTCACTATAACAGGTAACTAACAGGTCTCCAAGGTATGAATAATGTAAAGTTTCTTCATTTCTTAAATTAAGTGTGTGGTTTATTTCTTTAATAACTTCGCACATTAATACCGCACTTAAATTTTCTCCACATTCCGAACCTTTAACCATTCCGAAAAAGATAGCCATGATATTTTTTAAAGTTGAAAACATTTCTGCTTTGTGAATATCTCTGCGAATGTATGTTTTAAATTTTTCTTCAGGAAAGTAAGACTTGATACTATGTGCTAATGTTAAGTTTTCGGAGAAAAAAGTTAAGGCTGTTAATTTGTTTAATGAAATATCTTCAGCGTGAGAAGGACCACTAGCAAAAATTATATTATTTACCTCTTTTTCTTTTTTGTAATATTCATTAGGGAAGTATGCTGAAATAGGTAAAATTCCTTTTGTGAAAGAAATAATTGTAGAGTTTTTTAAATTAATATTTTCAAATGTTTTTTCAATGGCAATTGAAGGAAGAACAACAAAAATATTCGAGCTTTCATTAATAGCTTCTTGTAAGTCACAAAACAATTCATAGTTACTGTTTTTTAAACTTAAATAACTTAAATGTTTGTTGTTGAGCTTGTTTTCCTTGATAGACGCATATACCTTCGGGTTACTTACATACCAGTTTAATTTACCAGGAAGGGTGTATATTAAAGCTGTTGCTAAACTACCGTGTCCTATAATAAGTGTTCGACTTTTATCCTTTGTATCAACTTCCATGTATTTTTATTTTAAATTTAATAAAATATTAGGAAGTTAGGTCAAAATCCCTTATCTTTAGAGTATAATTAAATGTTTTATGAACTCAATAAAAGAAAAATTGCAGCAAGTTTCTGAAACTGAACGAAGAAATCAGGCAGCTATGCAGTATTATGTATGGACTGGAGTTCTTATTACACTCTGTATTGGTCTTATAATTGCTGCAATAGCTGCTTAATATAAATTTACAATAACAAATAATTATGAAAGAAAGAATTGAAAATTTAGAAAAACAGATTCGCGGTAGGATGATGTCCATAAAAACTAAACAAATTACACCAGCTGAATCAAGAATAGGATATTTATTTAAAATGCTTAAAGAAATTGATGAACCTCTTTTTGAAAAACTTTTAGCAGAGTATAAAATTGTTTTACAAAACCTTAAATAAAAATGAAAAATTTAATTCGTTCAATTATTGCATTTATAATTATAAATACTTGCAACTATGTTTTTTGGAGTTTAGTAAACTGGAATTATAATCCTGGAGAGTGGGGGTGGTTTGCTAGAATGATTGCAATAATTATTTTTCTTTCTTCTCTTAGTATAATTGAGTGGCGTAAAAGAAGAAGATTAGGATAAAGTCATTTTATCTTTATTTTTAATTTTTCCTACTATTTCATCTATAACGAAGCCTAAAGTTAAGGCTCCGAAATAATAAACTATAGTTGTAAGAAAATTTACAATTTTAAGAACTTCTGCGTTTTCTACAAATAAATTAGTATAAAATAAAATTAAGCAGAAGATTGTTACTGAAATAATTAATATAGTATTTTTATTCTTCATCGAACATTTCGTTTAATTCTATTGCTTTCTTTTTAGCATTAGGTAGAATTCTATCTAATTCTTCATTAATATTTTCTAATTTCTTCATAACTATTTCATATTCTTCTTGTGTAACAAATTTAGGGTTTATACATTCAACTCTAAAGTTCGTTGATTCGAAATCTGGAAATACATAATGTGCAATATCAGGGTTGAATTCCATAACACTTTGTACTAAATTTCCAAGATATGCGTTAATTTTATCAATGGGGTAGTTTTTAACACCTACGTAAATAATTAAAATAATTTTATCCATGTTTTTATTTTAAATTTAATAAAAATTTGGAAGTTTGGTAAATATATACTATCTTTAGAGTATAATTTAAAAAACAAATGTTATGGAACAGGTAGTTTTGCAAGCTGGAATGAAGGTTAAAATCAAGAATAGTCCTAAGAATTTTGGACATAATGCTCGTAAAGTTAAAACTATTACAAAGGTTTTAGATGATTTTAACAAAGTTAGAGCATTTGAATTAAATAATGACTCTACTGGAATTTGGTTAATTGATGATTTTGAATATTGTCTTGAGCATAAAACTAAACAAATGATTTAATATGAATTTAAAAAACGTATGCCTTTATGCTAAAGGTTGGTATAAAAAGTCAGATGATATAGTCGAAGACCTTAAAAAATGTCTTGACGCTGACAATTATTCTCCTTTCGATAAAAGAGATGTATCACACATTCTAATGAATTGTATCTCTAAAATTCCTTGGATGATGAGAAATGGAATTGAATATTATACACTTAATCTTTTAGATGGTGTTAATCCAATGATTTGTTGGAAAATTGGATATTATACTAAAGATAATTACCATCCTACTCCCAGAGATATAGAAAAAGGATTAGTACTTCCTGAATATGATTTTCAAATGGCGATCATTCATTACTGCTTGTCAACATTGCGTTTTATGGAAACAAAAGATTTAGGAGGTTTACCTAGACCTTCAAAGAAAGTATTACCTTTAACTCGTAACCCTAAAACAATTGCTGAGTTTTGGCCTAAAAAAGAAAAAGTTTAATTAAATTTAAAATAAAATAATTATGTGTTTTATAATTGATAAGAAAAAATGTCCAAAAGCTTTAATAGCTGAAAAAGATATAAAAGTTTATAAGCTTTTGGAAATTCAACCTTCTCACAGTTTAAAATCACCCTTTCTATTTTTTATTTATAAACCAAATGTTACTTATGAATCTTTAATTACACAAAACATGAAACGTTATAAATGTAAAATTGTTGACGTGATCAACTGCGGATTTCATGCTTATATTAATTTAAAAAGCGTAAAAACTTCTATTAAAGAAGGTACATATTATTGGGATAGTTGTCTTTGCGAATTTATTGTTCCTGAAGGAAGTGAATACTATTTTAATGATGAAGAAATAGTTTCAAATCGAACTTATTGGACTGGAAGGATTTATAGAACCGATCGTTGGATAGAATTTAAAGGAAAAATAACCGATAAAATGAATTTTGTAAAACAAATAAGAGAAAAATAAAATGGAACCAGTAACATTAACAAAAATTGATAAAATTATTCCCATCTTCCGTGAGGGAAATCCTGCAAATGCAATTGAAGTAATTCGCATTGAGAATTGTGAATTTAACATTATTGCTGGTAAAGGTTTATATAAAATAGGCGACCCTGTTGTTTATATTATGCCTGATTATTGTTTACCTGATAATGATTTATTCTTTGAATATTGGAGACCTGAAGGTTTGCCTTCTAAGAGTAAGTTAGGAAAAAAAGGCCGCACCAGGGCTGTTAAATTCAATTTTCAATTTGAAAATGAAACCGAACCTATCTATTCTAATGGAATAGTCCTTCCTGTTGAGTTTTTAAAACAACATGGAATCAATCTTGAAGCTGAAAATTTAATGGAAGAATTTGGAATCATTAAATATGTTTCTGAAGATTCTCATGAAAAACAAACTCAACATAAAGGAATGGTTGAAGCACCACTGCCTTCATTTTTATATAGCACAGATGAACCAAGGGGAGAAACAATGAAGAAACACGTTAATCAATGTTTCGAAGATGGTGAAACTCTTGGTTTTAGTTTGAAAAGGGACGGAAGCTCAATCACAATTTTCGTCAAGAAAGCTCCTATTGAAGAAGGTTTTCATACGGGTATTTGTTCAAGAAAGCAAGAAAAGAAACTTGATCAGAAAATGATTAAAGGATATAAAAACTTAACTACAGCAGAACCGGTAGAACTTCATCCTTTCTTTAATAAAGAAACTAAAATTAGGGGATGGATGGATGATGTTGCTGATAAGTTTTTAACTGATGAAGAAATTAAAACACTTCCGGAAATATATGAGCCTATTATGGTTGATGTTAAAGATGCGTGGGTTGATACATGTAAAAAACATAATTACTTCAATGATTTTATCGCTTATTGTGTTCAACATGATATTGAATTATCTTTAAGAGGTGAATTAATTGGACAAGGTAATAAAGGCTCAGGAAATAAATTAAATCAAGATGCACAAGGAGAATCACGTGTTGTATGGTTTGGTGTTGATGATTTATCAACTGGCTTTTCTAAAAGAATCAATTATTCACAAAAGCATAATCTTAAAGAAGTTTGCGAAGAACTTAACTTTGATTATACAAAACACGTTTTAGAAGGTGTATTTGATTACGATTCTATAATTAAAGCTTGTAATGAAATCTTTGCTAAAGTTAAAGCTGAAACAGGCCAGGTTGTTGAAGGTATGGTTATGAGAACTATTAATTCTAACAGACTTAGTTTCAAGTATATCAATCCGGAATATGATTCAAAAGCATAAATAATTATGGAAGAAAAAGCATTAAAATTCATTCGACATCAGATTGATTATCAAAAGCAATATGGTAGAAAATTTGTTGCTATCCATAATGTAATGAATGAGGAGGTAAAAGAGAAATTAGTAAATGAAGGTTATAAAGTAACAATTCTTCAATCTCCCAACATACAAACAGCTATTATAGAGTGGAGTTAAATTATGTTAATAGTATCTAACTTTCATGATTATTACGATGGGGTATCTTCTTTAGGGGTAGATAAGACTTGCGTATATAATAGAAAAACAGAAAAAGTTGATGATACTCCTAAAGAACATGTTTTTACTTTTAGAGATAAAAGAGAATTGCCAATAGATAAAACTTGGCGCTTAAATGCAGTTCCTTATCATAGACCATTTATAATAGGGTTTTGTGGAACATTTTATTTAGGTTATGAGTTTGAAAGAAAAGGTGACGGAGAAACACAATGGTATTTTGAATATGATTTAAACAAGATTTATAAAAAGATAAAATCATTTCAAGGAAAGAATTGGTATTACAAAGATCATTTTGAAAATGCCGTTCAATTATATAGAAACATGTCAAGTCTTTATATTCACAGACAATTCAATTGTCCAGTCTTTGTTTTAGATTATGGAACAACAGAAGAGGTTTATGGAGAAAACAATAAACCCACTTTAATATTAAATCCTTGTTTAAAGAAATATAATTTCCAAACAAATAAAGATGCTTATACAACACATCAAGAAATATATCAATTTCTTTCTGGTGTATTAGGTAGTAAGGAAAAAGAAATTATTGAAATATCTGAGAAGGATAAAATTGTCCAGTATGGAATGTGTCCGCGTTGGTCATTTCGCAATCCGTCTCCTCCACGCAGAAAAATGAAATAATTTTTCATATTTATTAATAAAAATGATTCAAGAAAAAGTTTGGTATGTTTATAAAATAACTAATTTGATTACTGGCAAATCTTATGTTGGACAACACGTAAAGCGTGGAAACAAAGAACCTTTACGGGATGGCTATATGGGTTCTGGTATTTTAATAAATAGAGCTTTAAAAAAGTATGGAGTAGAAAATTTTAAAAAAGAAATATTAGAAGATAATATCTTTTCTGATATAAATGTAAATAAATTAGAACAAAAATATATTACAGAAGAAAATACTTTGTTGCCAAGTGGTTATAATTTAACAACAGGTGGTTGTTCTCATTCTTCTTTTCACGAAAGTGTTAAAAGAAAAATATCAAAAAGTGTTAAAAAAAAATATGAAACAAATAACGAATATGGATTTAGGTTTATTCCTAAAGAAAAAAGAAAGTTAATGATAATTAACAGTACTATAACTAAGCAAAATAAAAGCTTAAAAGAAAAACAAGAAAGTAGTAAGCGTGGGGTTGAAACGAGAAAAATAAATGGGAAACCATGGATTTCAGAAGAGACAAAAGTAAAAATAAGTAAATCAATTGAAGAGCTACATGAATCTGGCCTATACATTGAGGCAGTAAAAGCCTTACAGAAAAGTCAAAAAGAATATTTTAAAACCCATAGTGCATGGAATAAAGGAAAATCACATTCAGAAGAGACTCGAATTAAGATGAGCTTAAAGCATAAAGGAAGGAAGTGTTCTAGTGAAACAAGAAAGAAAATTTCTCAAAACAACAAAGGAAAACCTAAATCAGAAGAGCATAAAAGAAACTTATCAATAGCACACATGGGAATTAAATATGTAAGAAAGAAAAAGTATTTAACTTACGAAGAAATAAATAATATTACTGATTTAGAAATACACAAAAAAGAATTAAGAAAATATAAAGATCGTGAATATCATAATAAAAAATACCATGAAGATATTCCGTAATCCTGAACCGCCTAAAAGAAAACAAAAATGAATAAAGAAAGTGTAAAGAAAATGTTTAACATAGGAACTATTTTGTTCTTTGTCGCGTTAATTGTAATCATTATTGCAAATAAATTATATTTGGATATAATTTATATTTTACCAATAACTTTTATGGGTCTAATATTTGCTTTAAGTTCTAATTATTTAAACAAAAATAAATTATGAAAACATATCACATTTACAATCAAGGAAAATTTGAATATATATTAGAGGTTGATAATTCAACAGAAAATTCAACAAGATATATTTTAAAATATAGCTCTGCACCTCATTGGTATCATCCTTTTGAAATTATTTTATCTGTTATAGATAATGGAGATAATTTAAATTTTGAAAAAGAAATTGGGTCTATTTTAAATTATGCGGAAGTTTTACATTTAACATTAATGTTTCGTTTAATTTCTTCACTTAGAAAAGAGGATTCAGAGTTTTTTGTTGTTTGTGAAGAAAGTCAATATAAAATTGAAATATGAAAAAATTTGAATATATAGAAAAAAGATATTCTTGGGACCAGGCTAATTCTTTAGAGTTAAATAAATTAGGAAAAGAAGGATGGGAATTGGTTGGCGTTGTACAGGAAATGGATTGTAATCGTTCTTCTCTTGGAGATATTTCAAATTTACGCTCTGTTTGTATTAGGTATACATTTAAAAGAGAGTTAATATAACATGAAAAAAATAGGATTATATTTTGGTTCTTTTAACCCTATTCATATAGGACATTTACATATTGCTAACACAGCACTTAAAAATCATGATGAAATATGGTTTGTTTTAACGCGTTGTAATCCATTAAAAGGAGGGTTTGATGTAGTTAGTTATGAGCACAGAGAAGAAATGATTAGAGCGACTTTAAAAGCGTTTAAAAATGATTCTTTAAAGATATGTACAATAGAAAAAGATTTACCTACGCCTAATTATACAATTGATACTTTAGATAAAATAAAAAGTATGTTTTCTGATTGTGATTTTCATTTAATAATGGGTGCAGATAATATTATAGAATTAAATAAATGGAAAGAATATAAAAGATTATTAGAGGAAAATACCATTTATGTTTTTGAAAGAAATGAAGATACTTCAAATACTATACAAACTTGCATGGATTTATTTAAAGATTTGCAACGTTATATAATTTTTAAAGAAGATGATGTTAAATTAACAGTCAGTTCAACTTATATAAGAAACGCTTTAAAAGAAAAGCAAAATATAAGTTATTTACTTCCTAAAGGAGTTTATAAATACATAATTAAAAACAATTTGTATGAGTGATTTTTGTAATAAATGTGGTGAATGGATGTTTGATAGAAGTCACATTGATATTGACTTTATTGAAATGTATAATAAGGGTTTAAAGAATAAACCCAATTATGACCCTAAAAATCATCAAGGTTTTATAATAGACGGGTTTATATGTGAAGGTTGTGGTTGTAATGCTATTGCTAAAATAAACGATAGACTTCATATTCATATTCCTATTGATAATACATTTGAGAATTACGAATGGGTGGAATATGATTCTTTTAACCCAGGAGAAAACTTTAAAAAGAAATTTAGGTAAAAAAGATTCGTAAGAGACTTATATTTATATATAAATCTTACGAATGAAAACTTTTTTTTGGATTATACTTTCTTTATCCATTATTTTTTTATCTATTATTTGGATTCCTGAAGTTTTATTTACATCAGAACCCGAATCTTTACCAAAATTAACATTAGATACAATAGCAGTTGATTCTTGCGTTGTTGCTGTTAGGGTACAAAAAGATACTCTTAATAACAATAACGTTAAAGAAGAAATAATTATTAAAGAAAAAGAGAGTGATTGGAAAAGCAACACAACTTTTATCATAGGAGCTTTTAATTCATTATTAGCTTTAGCAGCTACTTATAAAAAATTATTTCCTAAGAAAAGAAAAAGATCAGTTATTAAACCGAAAACTCTTAAATGAACATTGACACAAAGTATACTAATATATGGATAGGTTTAAATTCTGATAAAATTAATTTTCAGAACAGAAATAATCTTTTTCTAGGCAATACTCTTTTAAATACTACTTCTATTATTTCCGGTACTTGTAATGTTTTTATAGGAAATAAAAATAGTATATTCAATAATAAAGGTAATTATAATGTGTTAATAGGTGAAGATACTGGTATTAGCGGAGATTATAATATTGCTTTAGGTTATCAATCAGGTAAAATTTTACATAGTAGTTCTTATAATAATATTCTTATTGGAAAGCAATCAGGGATAAAAATATTAACTGGTTATAATAATATTTTTATAGGAAATCAAACTGGTTATAATTCTGAAAAAGGTTTTAATAATATTTTTATAGGAAATGGTGCTGGATATTATGAAAGAAATTCTAATAGATTACATATATCAAATTCAGCAACTGAAAATCCTTTAATATTTGGACATTTTATTGACAATTATATTAAAATAAATTCTGTATTAGTACTACAAGAAACAACAACTCCTCACGAAACAGCTGGTGCTTTAACTTGGGACGGAACACATTTTAAAGGTTATACAGGAAGTATTTGGGTAAATTTAGATAATTATGGACTTCCTGATCATAATGATTTAACTGGTTTGCAAGGAGGAAGTGTTTTATTAGATTTATTTTATCACTCCGATCAACCTATTAATACAACAGATAATGTTGAATTTAATACTGTTGTTGTTTCTGGAATAGGGGGAGGAACTCCAGTTGAAGGAATGATTCAATGGAATGGACAGAATTTTCAAGGTTATGAAGGAGGTGTTTGGGTTAATTTAGATTCTCAAGGAATAATAGATCATGAGGCTTTATCTAATCTTATGGGTGGAGATATTTTAATTGGCCATTATCATTCAGATCAACCGATTAACACTACAGATGATGTAGCCTTTAATACAATTAATGGTGGAACTTTATCAGGAAATAACACTGGAGATCAAAATGATCATGAACTTCTTGACAACCTTGAAGGGGGAGATGCCTTACATCATTATCATTCCGATCAACCTATAAACATTGCAGATGATGTTGAATTTAATTCCATTGAATTAGCTGCAAGTGATGGGACTAAACCACCAATCAAACTAAATAATGGGACTTTAATTGCAGTAACTGAA